AAACTAGATCTAGATACAATCAGTGGTTGTATTCAGAGACACTTAATTTAACTGCATCTAATGCTATAGAAGAAGCAATACCAGGACGCACACATAAATGGATAGTAGAAGAAGTTAATACTAAAAAGATAGTTGGAGTTGTTAGGTTTGGTTCTCCCACTATCAACAGCAAACCTCGTAATAATTACTTTGATAGGGTAGTGCCTCTTAAAGAAATCAATCCTTATTTTGTTATGGGTTTTAACATTGTTCCTACTCAGCCTTTTGGATTCAATTATCTTGGTGGTAAGTTGCTTGCTCTTTTGGCATCATCTTATGAACTAAAGAGTCAGTTCGATCATAAGTATGGGACTGAGTTAAAGTATTTTGAAACCACTTCTCTATATGGTACAACTAAGGGAATGTCCATGTATGATGGATTGAAACCCTTCCTGAGGCATATAGGGGACACTGAGAGTAAGTTTCTCCCACTATTCCATGATGATGAATTCCGTGAATTCTTCAATTGGTTTAATATTAGAAACAATAATGAACGTCTTATTTCTGCAGACAAGTCTTCTAAGAAGATTAAGATACAGAGTAAGATGATATCTATTATCAAAAACTCTCTCAAGGATAACAAGAAGCTTGAAGAGTTTAATGCATGTATTAAACATGCTATGTCTCTTACAGAAAAGAAGAGATATTATCTTGGAGACTTTAGACATACTGCTCAACAAGCAATTGATTGGTGGAAGAAGAAAGCATCCAAGAGATATGATAAATTAACTCGTGAGGGTAGAGTCAGAACTGAATTAGAAGTATGGAAACCAGATGCTAATTTGGAGATTATTCGATGAACCAACGTGAAAAACTAAACAAGTTTCGTGGTAGAAATAACCATGAAGATATCATTTTCTACTCATTTAAGAAGAGTAAGATTGAACACATTAATACTCATGAATTACACAGACTTGAACACAGTATTAAATCTATTAGGGAATTTAACAATGAAATATCTGTTTATCTTTTTTGTGATGATCCTTCTATTATTCCCCTTTATTTCCCTCTTGAGTACTCAGTAAGAGTTGAACCATTCCAAGAGGGTTTTGATCATGACATGCTTAATGCATGGTCGATTCATAGATGGTATAACTTAAAGTATTTTGAACAAGAAGCTAATATATTATACGTTGATTCTGATACTATCTTTAACTATGACCCCAAGTATCTTTTCGATACTTATTGCACTCATGATGTTTATGGTAGAGAGGAGTTTGGATTTAGAAATGATCCCAAGGTTAGTGGTGGGAAGAGAATAAGAGAACAGTTAGACTTAGTTGATGTATGCATTTATGAACTGGGTGGTAAGGTAGAGATTTATAAGTATTGTCTTGGTGTGGTTCTGATGAATAATGTTCATCATAAGATAGTAGAGTCGCTAGATGATCTATCAGAGTTGATGGAGAAGTTTAAGAAGAATCAAGTCTTGATGCCTCTTCCTAACAGAAGGATAGTTGATGAGTATGCAGTTTGGATTATATTCAGTCGTCTTGAGTTATCAAATGGGTTATTTGGTATACAGGATGTAACTCAAGGTTATTTGGAGCACAAGCATCAAGAAACATTTAATCCTGTAGTTCTACATTACACAACATTGAATGAGCAAAAGTTTGCACGTTCTGATCCAAAGTATTCTAATCTTGTAAGAGATCATGTTGCATTGGGTAAGGACATTGATCCTTATCATGAGTATGCAGATACTCAACATATTCCTCAAGAGTATCTTGAACTAGTAGCAGAGGAACCAGAAATGTCTTATCAAGAAATGATTGACGCTGGTTATGAAATGTCTGGAGAAGGTATCTGGATGCCACCACAAGATGAATTTGTTTATGAAGATGACTGAACTAAAAGACTGGTTAAACTCCATCAATTTTAACAAGGATGATTTGACAACTGATGATCCAGATTGTGTCAAAGATTACCCTGCTTATATTGTTAACAGATGTCTCAGTGGACATCTTGATACTATCCTATATGCGAATGAAATGAACTTGCATCCCAACCTTGATAAGGATATGCAATATCAATTTTTTCTAAATAGTCTGAGGAAACGGAAGAGATTCTCACCCTGGCTAAGAAAAGATAAAGTTGATAACCTTAATATCATTAAAAAATATTATGGTTATAGCAACGAAAAGGCATTACAGGCTTTAAGACTTCTGACTCAACAACAACTGGATTACATTAAAAAGCGACTTGACACTGGAGGAATGAGATGAGTACTGTGAAAGAGCCTGAGGTTAATTGGAATCAGGAAATGATGGTAGAGGTTCAACTAGGTGAACCAGATGATTTCTTAAAGGTAAGAGAAACCTTAACAAGAATTGGTGTAGCTTCACGTAAAGAAAAAAAGTTATATCAATCATGTCATATTTTGCATAAGCAAGGAAGATATTATATTGTTCATTTTAAAGAATTATTTGCACTTGATGGGAAACACGCTAACCTTACTTCTAACGACGTTCAGCGTCGCAACCGTATTACTCAGTTGCTTTCTGATTGGGGTCTCATAGAAGTAGTGAATACAGATTCTATTGGTGATATTGCTCCATTGAATCAAATTAAAGTTCTATCCTTCAAAGAGAAGGATGAGTGGACATTAGAAACTAAGTACAACATAGGTAAAAAGAAAACCACTGAAACTAAGTAATTGAAAAAATTTATTTTTGATGTGGATGGGACTCTTACTCCCAGTCGCAAAAAGATTGAGCATGAATTCTGGGCTCCCTTTCTTATATTCTGCAGACATAATGATGTCTATCTTGTAACTGGTAGTGACAGACAAAAAACCTTAGAACAATTGGGGTTGGACATATGTTACACTGCTAAAAGGGTGTATAATTGTTCTGGTAGCGATGTATATGAGAAAAATAAAAATGTTTATAGAGATGACTGGGAACTACCAAAAGAGGTAGAGAATTTTTTAATGGATGAATTAGCATACAGTTGTTTTCCTATTCGTAATGGATTGCATATTGAAAGAAGACCAGGTGGAGTTAACTTTAGTATCTTAGGTAGAGGGAAAGAACCGTCTGTAGGTAGAGCAGAGTATATGAAGTGGGATAAAGAAAGGTTAGAAAGAGAGGACATAGCAGGTAGACTTAGAAATGCATTTCCAAATTTATCTGTAGCATTAGGAGGTCAGACTGGTCTTGATATAGGGCCTTTAGGTAGTGATAAAAGTCAGATCTTGAGAGACTTTAGTGGGGATGATGAGTTACATTTCTTTGGTGATAGGATAGAGAAAGGTGGTAATGACCACACCTTAGCAATGAAAATAGTAGAAAATATGATGGGAGTTGCATATAATGTCAAAGACTATACGGAAACCAGAACCATATTAGAGGGTTTCCCACATGACAAAAAATGATGCTATGATATAATTAATAGTGTACGCCGAAAGGGTACGCTATTTACACTCGCTCATAGGAGGAGCTATCATGGGAAACTTAGTAAGATATCGTTCTGCTGATCTACCAGAATTAATGGATAAGGTCTTGCGGAATAGCATAGGTATCAACGATGATTACCTAGACAGATTTTTTAACGTATCGCATACGTCAAACTATCCACCATTTAATTTAATCCAAGTAAATAATGTCGAGTCCAGATTGGAAGTTGCACTTGCAGGGTTCAAGAAGGATGACATCAAGGTCTATACGGAGTATGGAAAATTATTTGTGGAAGGCAAGCAAGAAGATAAAGAAACAGATGGAGAGTTTGTCCACAGGGGATTGGCCCAACGTTCCTTTGAACGACAATGGACGCTCGCAGACGATACGGAGGTTAGATCCGTCAGCTTTGCCGATGGACTCCTCACCGTGGAGTTAGCAAAGATAATACCAGAGAAACATGCTCGAAAAGAGTTTAATCTTTGACTAAATACAATCAGTTCGAGATGGATCGGAGGGGTTGCATCCCCTCCTTTTTTATGGTACAATAATTCTATGACAATTAAACTAGCCCTACTAAAGTCTGGAGAGGACGTGATTGCCGATTGGCGAGAGATTGTCCTTGAAGATAAAGATAAGGTTGCAGCATATCTTGCTTGCTATCCTTATAGTGTAAAGATTAAGGATGGGGAAGACTCATCAAAACTTGCTCTTTCTTATTTTCCTTGGATGCCTTTATCTAAGGACACTGAGATAGCAGTAGACCCCACTTGGGTTGTATCATTAGTAGATCCAGTTGATGAAGTAAAAACAACCTATGAGGAAAAAGTCAATGTCATCAAAGAAAGACGCAATGGTAATAGTCCTGACAACAGGGACAACACTGATAGCAACGATTGAGGAACAAACATCTGAATTAGGTGAACCTGATTGTAAGTTGATAGAACCTTATTTGGTTACATCTGAGGGTACTGTGGAGCCTTGGTTGCTTAATCTAACAAATCAGAACGAAGTGATGATATCATCTGATAAGATATTAACATTGGTCGATCCTAAAACCCCTTTACTAGCAAAATACGAAGCAGTATTTGATTGATGCGTTTTTATACTAATGTCCAACTTGTTGGTAACCAGTTC